TCTTCCAAGAAGTAAAGCTCAAAGTCTTTCAAAAAGCCAGCGCGCCTCAACCGCAAGAAAAAAGAAGCGTGAAGGTTCAAAAGGCAAAACCAACGTCAAAAACACGAAAGCCGCGGAAGTCAAGTTCGCCCGTTTCGGAGGTGAAATTGCAATCCCAAAAACCACGGCCAAGAGGGCGCCCCCGAAAACATCCAAAAAAGGGGTAGTAGCTCGGGGCTGCGGTAAAGTTTTAAGAAGAAAGCGAACAACTGGTTCGGTAAATGCCTAAAGGAGGTTCCAATGGCAATGATGAAGAAGAAAACTAAAGGTTACCGCGGCGGCGGAAAAGTTAAAAAGATGTCCAAAGGTGGCACTATGGGCGGAAAAGTTAAAAAGATGTCCAAGGGTGGCGCTACGGGCGGCAAGATGGCTTCTAAAATGAACATGGGCGGTGTAGGCATGACTATGGCTCAGTTACGTTCTGCGGCTTCGGCCAAAGGAATGACTTTGTCTCCCATGAAAGCGGCTAAAGGTGGAGCGGCAAAGAAGAAGTAAATGTCGTACCTTTACTCAAATATTCCTTATTTTAAGGCATGGGTTCGTCGTGAATACACGCATAACCACGAAAAGTATCATGGGGATTTTCTTCATGCTATGGTTGTTGGCGTCACGACGATCCCCAACAGGTGCTTGAGCTTTCAAGTAATGTTTACAGGCATTGAAGCTGAAGGCGAGGAAGAAGACACGGTTCATGGTGGAGCTATGTGGGCAAGAATGCCCATAACGGCTTTAGTTGGAGATATTCCTTTGTCTGATTGGCCGGAGCCTATGGAAACATACGATGCTCAACCGTGGGACTGCGCCTCTCACACTCATTCCGTTTTTGTTATGGATAGGGCCACACCTTGTCCTTGGTTTGCAAAAATAGGTGGAAATATGTTGCCTGCAAAGTACTTATTTACTGTAGATTATACTGACAGTGAGATTGCAGATGACCCTGCCCAGCATAAGCAAAATCATGTACTACAGATTTTAGATAGCGAAGAAGCTCCTCAGTGGGCGGGAAACATTGTAGCGTTGCCTAACAATCGTGTGCGTGTTACGCATCCCGCATGGTTTTCAACGGGAAACGGCGCGCCTGATTTCAAGCCGTCACAACATATACACTATTCAAAGTCTGATTTAGACTATACATTGGATGTGAACCGTATCTTTGATAATCTGTATCAGGGGGAAGAATAATGGCTTTATCCGATAGCAAAGATTTTGAGCTAGACGTAGCTGAATACATTGAAGAAGCGTTTGAGCGTTGCGGCTTAGAGGTTAGAACGGGTTACGACCTTCGGACAGCTAAAAGATCCTTAAACTTAATGCTGGCAGAATGGGCTAATCGCGGCCTTAATCAATGGACTATTAAACAACGCAGTCTATCCCTTGTTCAAGGGGACGGAGAGTACCCATTAGGCGCGGATATAATAGATGTATTATCTGTGGTTTTGCGCCGAGATAACACGGATTATGCTTTAGGACGAGTTAGTCGAGATACGTTTATAACGATACCAAATAAGACCACGCAAAGTCGGCCCGCTCAGTTTTTTCTTGACAGGCAAAATACTCCAAACTTAAAGATTTGGCCTGTTCCTGAGAACAGCACTGACGTGATTTTTTACGATGGTCTTACTAGAATGGACGATGCGGATACTCAAGTTAACACTATGGATATGCCTTTTAGGTTTTATCCCTGCCTTGCCGCGGGTTTAGCCTACTATATTTCTATGAAGCGCGCTCCGGATAGAATACAGCTTTTAAAAGCCGTGTATGAAGAAGAATTTGAACGCGCTATGACGGAAGATCGTGACAGGTCTTCCTTTAACGTAGTTCCCATGTATCAATACTTTAGGACAACGTAATGTCTAAATTTGCATCAGGGAAAAACGCTTATGCCATATCAGACCGATCCGGCTTTCGATATCGGTATAGAGATATGCGCAAGGAGTGGACGGGTGCGCTTGTTGGAAGAGACGAGTTTGAAACAAAGCAACCTCAGTTAGGTCCCTTTACAAAAGTTATTGACCCTCAAGCTTTAAGAGATGCCAGACCCGACTCGGATGATCCGACGGGGGCTTTTTTGGTAGTGACAACTAATGGTATTATTTATTTAGGCAACGGCAACTGGAGTACTCAAGGTACGGCTGAATTGCCCACAGAAATTCCATTAACACCTTCTTTAGTGGGCTCTGTTGGTTCTGTTACAATTAATCCTAGTACAACAGTACCAAGTTTTGATAGTACTTCGACCACATTAGATTCTACAGCAGATACTTTTGATGAAGGATAGAACATGACTTTACAGACAGTAGGCGTTGGCAGTAGTCCAAATGATGGCGCAGGCGACACACTGCGCACTGGCGCTACAAAAATAAATGCAAACTTTACAGAAATTTACGCTGCCTTGGGCAACGGATCAACTCTTACTGATATTATAGACGGTAATGGCCTTATAAATGTAAGCTCTGGCGCAAATAAGATTGTATTCTATTATGCCAATTTAAGCGACTTACCCAGCGCTGGGTCATATCATGGCGCAGTGGCGCACGTTCATGCAACTGGAGGTTTATACTTCGCGCATGGCGGTGCATGGGTTCGACTAAACGATGAAACAACTGGACCCGTTACAAAGTATACCGCTGGTACAAATGGGTCATCTGCCTATACATTTACTGGCCCCGGTGCCACATCTGGAAACAACCCCAATTTTACTTTCTATAAAGGCCACACGTATCTTTTAAATAACTCGGCTAATGCAAGTAGCCACCCCTTGCAGATCAGAACATCTAATGGTGGGTCTGCGTTTACAACAGGTGTTACAAATAACTACAACTCAACTAGTGGGCTGACACAGTTCATTGTCCCTCACGAACCAAGCGATACATCTTTAGTATATCAATGCACCAATCATAGCGGTATGGTTGGTAACATAACAATAGTGTGATATTATGAGCTTTACATATGACCAGTTAAAAGCTGCAATTCAGGCTTACACAGAAAACGATGAAACTTCTTTTGTCGCTAATTTGCCTACGTTTATAAAAATTGCAGAAGAGCGTATTCTAAAAAGCGTTCAGTTATCGTTGTTTAGAAAAAATTCAACGGCGGTCACAACTCAGAATTATAAGTATTTACCCGTTCCATCAGACTATCTGGCATCCTTTTCTTTAAGCATAGATAAAGCAAACGGAGACAAAGATTTTTTAGAGTTAAAAGACCCCAGCTTTATACAGACATACACTCCTAATGCTACTACATATGGTACGCCCAAGTATTTTGCGGTGTTTGATTTAAATTATCTTATTTTAGGCCCAACGCCCGATGCGGCTTACAGCGCAGAGCTACATTACTTCTATCGACCCGTAAGTATAACGGAAAGCGCCTCTGGATCTGATACAACATGGTTGAGTAAGAATGCAGAACTTACTTTGTTGTATGGCAGCTTGGTTGAAGCCTACATATTTATGAAGGGCGAGCAGGATATGATGACATACTACGACAAGCGGTTTACCGAGTCCTTGACAGGTTTAAAGCTTCTGGGTGAAGCCAAAGAACCAACGGATGAATACCGGACGGGCAAAGTAATAAGGGCGAAGCAATAATGTTTGAACTTAAAGTAGATGTTCCAAAAGACACGCCGCTGGTAGGAGTTGAAACAACTCACAACCGTGGTTTCACTCCAGAAGAACTTTCGATAGATTGTGTAAAGCAGTTAATAAGTGTTTCTGACACAGCGCACCCTGCTATACGAGACCAAGCAAAAGCTTTCAGAACACAAATGGAACGCACTGTAGCCTATTATATGCGACAATCTATTCGCAGTGACCGTACAACTGTGTATAACGCCCTTATAGATGCAGGGCATCCACAACTTGCTGAACTTATAAGGAGACTTTAAAATGGCTTTCAACGGAAACTTCATGTGTACTACTTTCAAGAAAGAACTTCTTGAGGGCGGTCATAATTTTGTAAATAGTGGGGGCGACACATTTAAGCTAGCTCTCTATACTAATAGTGCTACCTTTAACGCTGCGACTGCGAATTATACTACTGGCAACGAAGTCAGTAACTCTGGCTCGTACTCTGCTGGTGGAGGTAATCTTACACGAGTTAACCCAACTGTTGGTGGAACTACGGCTTTTACTGATTTCGCTGACTTGACGTTTACTTCAGCCACCATCACGGCTCGTGGCGCGTTGGTCTATAACAGTACTGAAGGTACTGGTTCAAACACTACAAACACTGTGGTTGTTTTAGACTTCGGTGCGGACAAAGCTTCCACTAACGGCGACTTCAAGATTGTTATGCCCGCGGCAGATGCTTCTAACGCTCTTATACGGATTGCTTAAATATGGCTGATGCAGTCGTTGTCTTTGCGGGCTGGAACTCCTCCACACAGGCTTGGGGTGCTGGTACGTGGGGCAACGATGTAGCATTTAGCGCTTCCGCTACGGGCGCGGTAGGTAGTGTAACTATTTCAGGCGCTTCCAGTGTACCTTCAATAACGGGTGTGGCTGGAACGGGTCAAGTCGGATCAGCTTCCACAGTAGTTGGAGCAGGCGTAAATGTAAGCGTTACAGGGATAGCTGCCACTGGTGGAGTTGGATCAACTACGGTCCAAGGAAACTCTTCTTTCACGGTTACAGGTATTGCATCTACGGGTAGAATTGGTCAGGTCACGGCGGTTACAGATCAGACTATTCCTGTAGTGCCTTCTGGGTTAAGCTCGACAGCGTTGGTTAATGCTGCTACAATTGTCTGCGAATGCGATGCTAATGTAAGTGTGACAGGAGTTTCGGCAACTGGGCGGGTTTCAAGAGTAACCGTTTGGGGCCGTATTATTCCGGACACTAACCCGAACATTTGGACCGAAATAGCGGCGTAAGGAAACAAGATGGCAAGTTCATATAACGGTAGTGGCATAGAAAAAATTGCAACGGGCGAACAGTCTGGCGCTTGGGGCAACACTACAAACACCAACCTAGATATAATTGACCGATTGGTAAACGGTGTAGGGGCGTTAACTCTATCTGGCACAACTACCACTTTGACAACTTCGGACGGAAGTTTGTCGGACGGTATGTTTAAGGTACTTGTTCTAGGCGGCTCTCCTTCTGGTACGAATACAATTACAATCGCGCCCAACGATGGCGATCACATCTACTTTGTTAGAAACGCTACAAACCAGACGACAATCTTTAAACAAGGGTCTGGCGCAACTGTTAGCGTAGCGGCTGGTGACAACAAGATAATCTTCTGTGACGGCGCAGGGTCTGGAGCGGCTGTATTTGATCTGACCGCTGACTTTGCAATGAGCAGTGTTAATATTACAGGTGGGGTAGTATCTGGCATTGCTGATCTGGCTATTACTGACGGCGGTACAGGAGCTAGTTCTGCCTCTGCCGCAAGGACTGCATTGGGACTTGCCATAGGCAGTGATGTCTTGGCGTATGATGCAAATCTACAAGGCTTTGTTGCAGCCCTTACGCTGCCAACATCAGACGGCTCAACTGGGCAAGCATTAGTTACTAACGGAAGTGGTACGGTCAGTTTTGGCAGTGCAGGCATATCAACAGGAAAGGCGATCGCTATGGCAATCGTCTTTGGATAAAGGAGGCTAGAAAATGGCTGCACCAAATATTGTAAACGTCGCGACGATCATAGGCAAATCCGCCACGATCGCGCTTTCATCAACCAGTGCTACGGCAATTGTGAGTAACGCTGCATCAAGTGGAAAAGTTTTTAAAATAAACATGATCCAGATAGCGAATGTCGATGGCACAAACGCCGCCGATATAACTATAAGCCTCTACAGCCAAGATGACATTGGCGGTACGGCGTACGCTCTTGCAAGCACTATTTCAGTTCCCGCTGACACAACTCTAGTTGTTTTGGATAAAAACACTGCGGTGTATTTAGAGGAGAACAAATCAATCGGCGCGAAAGCAAGTGTAGCTAACGACCTAGTGGTAATATGTAGTTACGAAGAGATCAGCTAATGAAGTATGTGGGAAAAGTCCAATCCCAAGCTAACGCAGAAGTATATGCGACTGCCTCTGGTACGCTGCCCAACGGTAAGCCCGTTGTAGTTAATAGCAATGGGACTGTGAGTGTTGCTTCTGCGACTAATATTTCGCAAACATTAGGTAGCCCTGCTGTTTTTGAGTCAGCTGAATCGGCTTTTATTTCATCTGCGTTTGATAGCAACTTAAATAAAGTAGTCATTGCCTACTCAGACAAAGGTGATAGCTCTTATGGCAAAGCTGTTATTGGCACGGTTTCCGGCACAAGTGTTAGTTTTGGAACCCCTGTAGTTTTCCATAATGCTAGTGGAGTGGCATACACTTCCACAACTTTTGACAGCAACTCTAATAAAGTGGTTATCGCTTTCCAAGAAACTGCTAATGGAACAGGCAAAGCTATAGTTGGCACAGTCAGTGGTACTTCCATCTCTTTTGGTAATCTCGCTACCTTTGATAGTGGCGTGAACGTAACCTTCATTTCCGCTACTTTTGACAGCAGTAACAATAAAGTGGTTATTGGATACAAGGATGGAAATAATAGTAACTATGGGACGGCTATTGTTGGCACCGTTTCGGGTACAACCATTAGCTTTGGAACGGCAGTAGTTTTCTTCTCAGGCGAATCTGAATCTGTCTCAGCAGTGTTCGACTCATCAAACAACAAGGTTGTAATCTTCTATAGAGAAGGGGTGGTTGCTAACTCTGGTAGAGTTAGAGTTGGGACTGTAAGCGGGACGGGAATCAGTTTTGGTTCAGAAGTAACTTTTAACTCTACTAGAACGGAGTTTATTTCTTCTGCCTATGACACTAGCTCTGGAAAGATTGTTGTTGCCTATGCAAACTTTGGAAACTCACAGTACGGAACTTCTATCGTGGGAACGGTATCTGGAACAGGAATCAGCTTTGGCACTGCTGTAGTCTTTGAAGCGGCTACAGTATTCGATACGGGAACAGCTTACGATCCTAGCGCTCAGAAAGTAGCTATAACCTATAGAGATAATGGTAACAGTAATTACGGCACGTTAGCCGTGGGAACGGTATCTGGAACAGCCATTAGTTTTGGAACTCCTGTAGTCTTTGAAGCCGCCTATAGTTGGTATTTTGCACCAGTTTATGATTCTAATGCTGAAAAAGTTTTAATTCTTTATCAAGACGTTGGTAATAGTCAGTACGGAACGGGTAGAGTTTTACAGAACGCAAGCACTTCCACCAACCTCACCGCCGAGAACTACATAGGCATAACTAATGGGGTCGTGGATTATGATGAAGGAACCGCAGCAATAGGAAGCGCCGTAGTTTTTGAATCCGCAGAAGTAGATTTTTGTTCAGCAACATTTGACAGTAACTCTAATAAAGTTGTGGTTGTATATAGGGATAAAGGTAATTCCTCATCTGGTACAGCGGCAATTGGAACAATTTCTGGTACGTCTATAACCTTTGGAACTCCAGTTATTTATAGGTCAGGTGCAAACACTGCTTACAACGATGTTGTATTTGACAGTAACTCTAACAAAGTTGTGGTTGTTTATGCTGATTACGGTAATAGTGGCAGAGGTGCAGCTAGGGTTGGCACAGTCTCAGGGACTACAATAAGCTTCGGAACGGAAGTTGTCTTTGAAACGGGTGCCGCAAATGAAATTTCAATGGCCTTTGATAGTAATTTAAATAAAGTCGTTATTACATATTCAGACGGGGGGGATAGCAATAAAGGCAAGGCCATCGTCGGAACAGTTAGTGGCACTGACATAAGCTTTGGAACCGCCGCTGTCTTTGAAGCAGGGGGGACATCCTATACCGCCTGTGTTTATGACGAAAACGCACAAAAGTTTTTAATAGCTTACAGGGACGCTGGCAATTCTAATTATGCCACGGCTATTGTTGGCACCGTTTCTGGCACCAATATTAGCTTCGGAACGGCAGTAGTAATTGAAAGTGCGGGTAGTTATCCTGCTTCGCCCGGTGGCCTTGCCTATGATCCAATTGCTCAAAAATCAGTTCTTTTATACTTTTCAGGTTCTAGCGGTAAGGTGGTTGTTGGAACAATAAGCGGCACTAATGTTAGCTTTGGCACTGCTGTTTCTTTTAGTTCCAACGCTGGTAGCACGAACTCTTTGGTTTATGATTCCACAGCAAAAGTTGTAGTTTTTGGTTATAGGGACGGAGCTAACAGTAACTATGGTACATACAGAACAGGTTCTGTAAGTGGAACATCTATTACTGTTTCGGCGGCTACTGTATTTGAAGCAGCGTCTTCAGCGAGTATTGCTGCTGCTTTTGACAGTAATTCAAAAAGAGTAGTTGCACTATTTAGAGATCAAGGCAATTCAAATTATGGAACAGCTACTGTTATACAAGTCCCTTACGACAACACTGTCCGAGGCTCGACAGCCAGCGGAGCAACAGCTATTATTCAAGCTGGCGGCGCAGTAAACACATTACAAACG